ATTGAAGATGATATGAATATTTTAATTAACTCATATATAAAACAAGAACAACCAAATACTTCATTTAATTTAAATCAACGAGTACTACATATTAAATATAATTATCCTAAAGAAGAAAATGATATTGTTGTTGAATTTAATACTACTCAATTAACACAACAATCATTCCAACTACTCCAACAGCTCCCAGATATTATTAAAGAAAGTGGAGAAATTGGTGAATTTGAATTAGATATATTTAAAATTAATATTAAAAAGATGAAAGAATATCAAAATGATTTAATATATTTATAAAATAAAAACTATGTTATACGGCTTCTATAGTAAATCAGACTCAAAACAAGAAATAATTAATCGCACAGTTCATATTTCACGGTTAAAAGCAGCTGAAAATTTCGCAACTAAAAAACGATTAGATCTTAAATCATTTTTAAAAATTTATGGAGTTAAAAAATTAGGATAATGGATATAAAAAATTTCGGCCAACGACTTAAATTAGAAGAATCTAAAACAATAAAATCGAAAAAAGAAAAGGAAGTATTTATTGAGACAATTACATTACTAGAACATTGTCTTAAACGTTCTGACATTTTATTCGCTGATTTTAATATTGACTTATACACATATGAAGAATATTTTATTAAGATAACTGAGAATTTATTCTTGATTAAGTATGGTGATATAGTTTGTGAGATAATATTTTGGTACTTATATGACAGAGTAGATGAAAACGGAAAAATATACCCACTAATATATGAGGAAGAAGATAAAGAACCAGTTGAACTAATTATTAAAACACCAAACGATCTATGGAAATTTATAGATAAATTATTAAAACAAAACCATGAGTGAAGTAATTAAATATTGCAAATGTGGAGTACAAATTCCACCCGCCCGACTAAAAATCCTCCCTAACACAATGACCTGTGTTAATTGTTCTGAGGTACAAACCAAGAAGCCAGTTATTATTCAACGAGGTGAAGGTGATCACACTTATACTGAAACAGTAGTATTAGAGCATGAAGATTATGTTCATTATGTTGAGGAAGAAAATAAATTTAGAAAACGAATATCAACCGCTGGTTTGGATGTTCCACCAACAGAATAGTTATGCCTAGAGCTAGACATCTCTCGAAACAAGATATATTAGCGGCGATGAGTCAAACCAAATCTAATCGCGCTGGTGCAAGATATCTCAATTGTAGTTATATCCATTATAAAAAATGGGCTAAGTTTTATGAGGCGACAGATCCTAATTTTCCTAATCTGTTTGAGCAGCATAAAAACCAATGTGGTAAAGGAATACCTAAATTTTTAAGTAACACACCATATGGTAAGAATGAACCATCCATACAAAAGATTATAGATGGGACAGAAGATCCATCCCATTTCAATCCTCAAAAAATAAAACATAGGATGATCCAGCATGGTTATCTTAAAGAGGAATGCAGTACATGTGGGTTTAATGAGCGTCGTATACTTGATAATAAAATGCCATTATTATTACATTTTAAAGATGGTAAAAAAACACATTGGGAACCAAGTAATATACAATTATTATGTTATAATTGTTACTTTTTATATCATTCTAATGTATTTACTGAGAAGCAAATAGAGCAAATGGAAGATCATTTGCCAACAAGAGAAAAATTACCCACATGGGAAATAGATGATTATACTCAAAAACGTTTAGAAGAATTAGGTTTATATGATACTAAGGTGGATGATGATCCATATAACTTAGTATCCCGAACAAAGAATAGATAATTTTTAATATTTATGGATGATATGAAAAAGTCAAAAAAACATCAAGATATTATTAGAGATTATGAAACTCAAAAATCTAAACAACTAGAAAAGTTAGCTAACAAGATGTTGGAAAATGATGAAAAATTCAATAAATTAAAGAGTAAAAAAATAAATCTAAAATTCCTAAAATTATTTTAATATGGCCTTAGAAATAACAGTAAACAATATGAAGGAACTCCAAAATATTGTTGATAATAAAGATTTTAGAATATCAGAGAGTATTGTGACATCTATACTTAATAACCTAAACACTAAAAAACAAAACGTCCATATTATATCAGTAACTCTTTTAGAAGAAGATTCAATATTAGATATGACTCTAGAAAGAAAATTCTTCGCTGAAACATTAGAAGAAAATTTAAAATATTTTATAGAACAAGAAAGATATGAGGATTGTCAAAGTATAGTAAATGCTATCAATAAATTAAAAAATCAAAAAGAAAATGATAAAATTAATAAAAAATAAATTAAGTAAAATTCTATCCGTAGTGGGGAAGAAAAAGAGATAAGATTAAAAAATCTTCCAATAAATATACTCCAAAAACTAAAATTTATGCTGGATAAGGAAGATAGTTTATTTAAAGATGCTAAGGCCTTAGATGTGTTTATGGCTCTTCCTGATGAATTAGTTATAGATATAATAAAGTATGATAAAGAAGGTTTATACATGATGTGCTTAGCATTAACTATAGAATTTCTTAATAAAGAGTCTCCTGACAAATCTTTGGCTAACTAGACTCTCTTTATTATATTTAATTAAATAAAAAATAAAGAATATGAATGTAGCAAAACGCGGTCGTCCGAAAAAAATTCAAATTGAGAATGATGTTCCAAAAGTAGGGAATTTAACTAAATTTGAACGTCGTTATGAAGATGATGAGACAATCGGGATTTGGAAATATGATTTAAAAAAGTCAAATGGCCCTATAGAGGTTAATATTACGTATAAAAATAATGTTGATAAACATTGGGAAAAACGAGCAAAACAAGCAAAAGATGATAGACGCGTGGAGCGCCAGATGAAGAAAATAAATGAACAAAACTCACCTAAAATTAAAACAGGTAAACGTGGTCGCCCTAAAAAGAAATAATATGAATACTAAACTCGGGTTTGTAAAAAAAAGAATGATAGCATTATTTGAATCTAATGATAATGTTCTGAAACAGCAGATAGTAGATAATTATAATAAAATTAGAAATAATCAATGTTATTGTGGCCACACAATACAATGTGATTGTGGAGATCTGGGAGTATATGAATTTCAACATTCATTGTTTACAAATAGTATTTCTGAAGATATATTAAATAAAATTTTTTTAAATAATGAATAATACACTTATACTTGGTGACATCCACGGTAATGATATTTGGAAGAAAATAATAGAGAAAGAAAATCCGGATCGAGTTATATTTGTGGGGGATTACTTTGACTCATTTGATATACCTGCTATATCCCAGATTCAAAATTTTAAGGACATAATTGAATATAAGATAAATAGTGATAAAGAAATAATACTACTAATAGGCAATCATGATTACCATTACTTCCCTGAAATAGGGTACCAAAATTATTCAGGTTATCAATTAAAATATAGATTTAATATTGAACATGTGATAAATGAGAATAGAGCTCATCTGCAAATAGCATATAAATTCGGAGATGTATTATGCACACATGCTGGTGTTAGTAGTGTATTTATGGATAATATGTTTAAAGATGAATGGAGTATAGAGACAATAGCAGACCAGTTAAATGATTTATTCATATACCAACCAGGTAAATTTAAATTTAGAGGTTTAGATCCATATGGTGATGATATTTACCAAACACCAATTTGGATTCGACCTCGTGCTTTAAAAAAAGCTAATTATAATACATTACGTAAGGAAATAAGACAAGTAGTAGGCCATACCCAAATTGATAAAATGGATATTAAAGGAAAATCAACAGGTGGAAGATATTTTTTCACAGATTGTTTGAGGACATCAAAAGAGTATCTTATATTTGATTCAAATAATAAAGTAAAAATAAATAATGTGTGAATTAGATAAATTATACCCAATCCATAGAGAGCAATTTTTAAAATATATAAAAAAACAATCCATGTTAATGAATTTAGGAATTGATGGAGAGGAAAATATCAGAAAAAGAAGAGGCCGTAAACCAACTAAACCAAATAAAAATATTGAAACTAAACCAAATGCTAAATTATATGCGTCTAAAAGATATTAGCGATAAGCTTAATGACATTTATTGGAATACAATAGGTTATAGATTAAAAAACTTTATATTAAGTGTTAAAAACTTAATTTGTTGGTTTTCTGTTATATGGAAAGATAGAGACTTTGATGATCATTATATTTGGGAAATACTTAAATTTAAATTAATTAAACAAGCTGCTCATATTAGTAAGAATGATAGACATACACAATCTAAATATGATGTTCAAAAGATGATGTTGTGTGTTAGGCTTATTGAAAAAATTCAAGATGAGTATTATAGTTGTGAATATATGGATTATCATGATATAAACGTTTTATTTACTAAATGTCTTGATAGACCAAATAATTACGAAATGAATACAGAAACTATATCTGAAAAATTTGATGATTATTTTAATAAATATAAAGCCAGTGTTAAAAAAGTGTTAGGTGATAAGTCATTGCAGGTTTTTAAATTAAACGGAAATGATTATAGAAGACATCTTGCTATGAATGTAGCAAGATATAATGAAATAAAAGCTCAAAACTTACTATTTAACTTATTAAATAGAGATATTAGAGGATGGTGGGATTAAAACAGTTTAATTTATGGCAACATTTCAGACCCAATATAAAAACTATATACAAGAAAATCCGGAATCATTCCTAACTTATGATGAATGGTTAAATAAAAAATCATGGGAAATATATATTTCAGATGATTTTCAAATAGGACCTGACGGTGCATTTGAGTATAATGATGAAGGAAATTTTAAAATTGAGGAACGGGAGTTAACATACATTGAAAGATACAAATATTGGTTCTTACATAATTTTGAAACTGGTATGGAATATTGTGAAGAAATTGTTCCCAATTTCAACAACGATTATTATGAACCCACACCAACCAAAATAATCACAATAACACATAATGATGGTTCATCAATTGAAACATATGAGTAAAATAAAATTATATTGTAATAAAACATGGCATAAAGGGGATTTTAAACAAGTAGCTTTAATACCATGTCCTTATGTGATATACAACCCAGCAGTAAAATTACTTGTTATAAGTGTAAATTTTCTTGTTTGGGATATTGGAATTTATATTTTTATTAAGTAAAAGTTTGGCTACTTAAATTATCTTTCATATATTTATAGTATATGAAAAAAATTATTACAATATCATTATGCTTACTTAGCTCATATTGTTTTGGGCAAAGGCCAAAGCGAGTGGATTCAATTGTTCAAGTAATAATTATACCTGCTACAAAAAACAAAGTAGTAGCCACAGTTGACACCACTCCAAAAGTAAATAAATTAGACACATTTGTTAACGCTTGGAAAGGTAAACCATATGTTTTTGGTGGTACATCTAAAAAAGGAATTGACTGTTCAGCGTTTGTTCAAAGATTATATCAAGAAGTTTTTAACATTATCATCCCAAGAACAGCACTTAGTCAATATAAAGCCGCCATTAAGATCCCTGTAAATGAAATGTCAATTGGTGACTTATTATTTTTCCTCAGTCCATCAAGCCCATCAGGTTGGCATGTGGCCATTTACTTAGGTAATGATATAATAATGCATGCCGCAAATAGAAAAAGAGGAGTAGTAATAGATGAATTAACACGTTCATTAATGAAAAGTATTTATGCTGTGGGGCATTTTAATAAAGAAAAAATATTGTTTTTTAATAAATAAAACGTTATGAAATACGCTATAACATCAATGTATGCAAATCCTATCCATCCTGGACATATTGAATGTCTTAAGTTATCTAAAGAATTGTGTGATGAGTTATGGGTCATTGTTAATAATGATAAACAAGCTGAGTTAAAACGAGGTGTACCTTCATTTCAAGATGAAAATTATAGAAAAGAAGTTGTTGAAGCTATAAAATATGTTGACCATGTTTTTATTTCAACAGATGAAGATGAAAGTGTTTGTAAAACATTAAATGATTTATTTTTAGCCATTAAAAATATAGATAGTAAAGCAGAAGTTATTTTTACTAAAGGTGGAGATCGATTTGCTAATAATATTCTTGAAAAAGAAATATGTAATAAACTAGGAATAAAGATTATTGATAGTTTAGGGGATAAAACACATCATTCAAGTCAAATAATTAAAATATATAATTAAATGGATAAACTAATTGATAGATATTTTGAGTTAAGGCGTGAAATAATTAATACACCACCAATATATTTTTGGAAATTTAAAAAGTTATTTCGTGAATATAAAGAAGTTAAAGAAAAAATCGAGAGGTTGTAAATAACAAAAAAATATTTGAAAAAGTTTGGTTACCTAAAATTAAGATAATATATTTAATCTATGAATAGAAAGAATATAAAAAAACATTTAATTGTATTATTAATACTAATATGTTGTTTATTATTAGGGAATGGAATAGTTAAAGTAGGATTAGGATGGCATGCAATTTTAATTTTAGGAATTATTCATTTATATGTCTTTATTTATAATCTTTTAAATAAAAAATAAAAATTATGAAAAAATTAATCAGCAATTGGTTTGAATTTATTTTTGGTTTAAAATTAAAGAATAAGAGAACTTATTTTATTGAGGAAAAACCAAATATCCGAACAACATATCCAAATCTACAAATTGGATTTAATGAGTGGGCTCAAGAATTTAAAGTAAGCCAATTATATCAACGTTAAAAATAAATTAATTATATGAATCGTAAATTAAATCGCACAGCTAAATTGTCTTTCTTCACAGCACGTAAGAGACAAGGTGACGCTACCCGCATCGCTGAAAACACAGGGTATTCTTTATCACATGTTGTAAATGTAATGAATGGTAATCGTACCGTTTCACAAACAATGGCTAATGAGATGTATAATATTAGTCGTCGTCGGGTTAAAAATAGTGAGAAAGAAATGGCTTAAAACATGTTTGGAGGAGTGAAAAACTCCTCCTTACTTTTAAGTATTAAAAATAAATTATATAAAAATGATCAAACAATTATTACCAATTATTCTATTATTTGGAGGAATATTTTTATCCCATTGGCTTTTTAATCATGTAAATCCATGGGTTGGAATTATAGGATATATCCTCATAGCTTCAGTATTAGTAGAAGGCACCATTAAAAATATCAAAAAATAGATTATATGAAACAAACCAAAATGATGGTCATGCTATTCCTAATAGCAATAATATCAATTACTTTTACATCATGTGAACGAGTAGCACCTAATTATTATGGGGTACTTATGGAAAACTACGGTAAAAACGGTAAATCAGACTACACACGACAGCAAGGACGTGTAAATACACTAGCACCAGGTACTGAACTATTCCAAGTGCCCGCTTGGGAACAACGGGCTGAGTTTACTAAATCGAGTGGCGATAGGAAAACATTACATCTAAAATCATCAGATAATACAGAATTTAATGCTTCACCACTGTACTCATACAGAGCGATTGAGAACCGAGTAGTAGATCTTGTATTTCAAAATAGTCGTTTAGGCTCTGGGGATAATTTTATGAAGTCACTTGAGGATAATGTACTTGAACCCAATATTTATGATATTATTAAAGAAGAAAGCCGTAAATATTCCACAGACACATTAATGGCTACTGGTGGTAATCTTCGATTTGAACAGGATGTGCAGGAGAAGGTCCGAAAAGTGTTTGAAGTTAAAGGTTTAGAATTAATCACATTCTCAGCTAACTTAGATTTTAGTGACAAGGTAAAACAGAAAATCGATACTCGTAATGAAGTGAATACTAACATCTCAGTATTAGACCAGCAAATTGCTGAGCAACGTAAGCGTAATGAATTAGCTGAATTGCAAGCACAGGAGAATATTATCTTAAGTAAAGGTCTTACACCACAGATTCTACAAAAGATGACTATTGAGGCTTGGGCTAAATATGGTTGTAAGATACCTACATATTATATGGGTACAGGGGGCAATGTAATGGTGAGTTCACCTATAATTAAGTAGTATTGCTTAAAAAAAATAAATGTAAGAGAGGGTTTGGATTTTCAAATCCTCTTTCATATATTTAATCTAAATAAAAAAGTAAAGGTTATGAAAGGTATATATCTAACAGAAGAAGGTAAACAAGAAATTGAAGCTAAGATAGCTGAACTAAAAGAACATTTACAAGTCAAACAAAAAGATTTTACAAATCATAAACATTTGTGTGGCTTTTTAGATGGTCAAATAGATTTATTACAAGAAATCCTATCATCAGCAACAATACTTTCTGTTGAAGAAAGTTGGGAAGATGTAGAATTATATCCCCCCGATAATGAATCTCAATTTGAAAAAACATTAAGATTAAAAAACGGAGTAATCATTCAACCTAAACAATAAAAACATGGAAATGAAATATTTATTTAACCCTTACGAACAAGCATTAGCACTCAAAGAACTGGGATTTGATGAGCCTTGTTTTGCTAAGTATACTTTTATTCCTGAAGATGAAATAAATTGGTTTACTATTCCTGAGCAGGGAATTACTAATAAAACTACTTTTGGTTCAAGTAAGAATTACAACAGTAAGTCTTTTGAAGAGGAGGGCACTATTTCAGCACCGACCTACTCACAAGCATTTAGATGGTTTAGAGAGAACCATAACCTAGTGTATCAGATTAATTATTTGTATAACGGAAATTATCAAGTAGTCATTCATAAAAATACACATGAATATATGGAATTAATTCAAGACTTAGAACATGCTTGTGTTGATGAAATTCCAGACAATTATTCTTACGAAGAAGCAGAACTTGCTTGTTTGATTAAATTAATCGAAATTGTAAAAAACAAATAAGATGGAAAAGATAAAAAAGTATTATCCCTTTTGGCTAGGTCTTTTGTGGTTTATTATATTAAATGGTTTTGAAATCATTAGAAGTGCGCCAAGTATTGGAATGCTAATCATGTATCTGATTGGGTATTTTAAACTAACTAAATTACACGAGTAATAAAAACAAAATAACATGAAAAACATACACGTATTACCAACAAATAAACTGATTCAAAACATCTACATCACTTCTGATGAAGAAATTAAAGAAGGAGATTGGTTATTAATTATTGATGATTTTGAAACTTATGTACATAAACATAAAGGTGATAATTTACCAACTACTTATCATAAAAAAATCATCCTAACAACAGACCAAGACCTTATCAAAGATGGTGTACAAGTTATTGATGATGAGTTCTTAGAATGGTTTGTTAAGAATCCAAGTTGTGAGGAAGTTAAGATAAGAAAAATAGGAGAAGAGTGGATATACAATGCAGATGTTCCAAAAGAAGAACCTAAACAAGATTATAGTGGAGTTCATTTAAGACATTGTTATCAAGGGGAATATAAAGATGGCTGTAAGTATGGAGAAAATGATTGTCCAGCAAAACCTTTAGAACCTAAACAAGAAACACTTGAAGAAGTTGCTGAAAATATGTGGCTTGACCCTATAAAAAATTTAACATCAAAAATGTCATTTATTGCAGGTGCTAAATGGCAACAAGAGCAAGACAAGAATAAGTATAATGAAGAAGATATGATTGCATTTGCTGAATTTATAGCAAAATATCCAGATAAAAATAAAAATGTAAGCGGAGAAATGTTACACGCTAAATCTAAATATGATGGTTCTGAAAGAACTATTGATTTATTACAAGAATGGATTAAACAATTTAAAAAGAAATGACAATGAAAAAACTATATTACATTTATTTAGATGATGTTAGAACACCAACTGAACCTGATTGGATTGTTGTTCGTAATTATGATGAATTTATTACTAAAGTAAATGAAATTGGATTAGATAATATAGCTCTAATATCATTAGATCATGATTTAGGTGACTCAGCTATGAGAGAATGGCATACAAATGTTTATCACAACTACACATTAGACTACAATAATATCACTGAGAAAACAGGTATGGATTGTACTAAGTGGTTAGTTGAGCAATGGTTGAATGGAGGTAAAGTAGTACCTGTTAAAGTACACTCAGCTAACGCAATAGGTGCTAGTAATATGATGGCCTGGATTAATAACTACAAACATATTAATCGCTTGCCTCAAGATTGTGAAAGGTGGATTGTACCACATGTTGTGTAAAAGGTAAATTTGGCTACCCGCATTCTATTCATTATATTTAATTATAAAACAAAAATAAAATGAAATTATTTAAAGGGTTATTAGAAACATTAGCAACTCTCATTTATATTTTTATCTTTACTATATTCATATATATCGGTTGGGCGGGATGGTTTAAGATATTACCTTTT